TATTGACTTGCCAAATCGGCTATCTAAACCATTGTATCCTTGACCATCCTCTTCCAGGGCACCGTCACATCTAGATGCCAGGTAAGCTGCGCAAGATCTCATTGCCTCTACTGTCTCGTTGCTTAGTGGCGCTAGTTTCTTATTGTGGAACATTTTTTCTACTTCTTTGACACCAACCGCAAGATCGTTGATTGAAATGCTTTGATCTAACACTTGCACATTATCAAGGGCCTTATCTAGCACTTTTTGCTTGCCTACCAGGGCTTCAGCCATCCTGGCGTCAATAGATCCATCAACAACCAGGTGCTGTACTAACACAGAGTCCTCCTGGCCAATTCTATGGCAGCGATCTTCTGCTTGGCTCATGTTGCCTGGCACCCAGTCTAGCTCTGCAAAAATCACATGGCTTGCTTTTGTAAGCGTGATACCAACACCCGCGGCCCCGATCGTACCTATGAAAACGTCTGCCTTCCCAGCTTGGAAAGTATCCACTGAGTTTTGTCTGTGGACCTGATTACAATCGCCAGTCAAAGTAACCACTGTTTTACCCACTGCTTCCAGGCCTTCTTTAATACCCTGGACAACATCTTTGTGGTGAGCCATAACTACAACCTGGTGCTCCAGGTCCATCAAATGATCTACTACATCGTTTACTTTAGCCAAAGCCATTTCATGCCTAACCTCAGACATTTTCTCAAACGACACCTCTTCAAAGCTGGTTTCTTCAACCGCGTCAGACAAAGCATCAAACTCTTTGGTTAGTTCCTGGGTGTAACCTTTACTTGGCAACACAATCACCTGGCGCACTTTTGCTGGCAGATCTTTGAGCACCTCATCTTTTTTTCTTCTAATCATAAAAGACTGGCGCAACCTTCTTTGTAGCTCATCCAGGTTAGAAGATCCGCTAAAGTCCCAGCCAAATCGACCTTTGTATGCGCCGGCATATTTTTTAGCAAAGTAAAAAAAGTTGCCGAAGCTTTCAGGATCCAGGTAACCAGCTATTGGCTGTAGCTCTATGGGCCTGTTGGTTATAGGTGTTCCCGTAAGTAACACTTTACGCTTGGCCTTTATGCTAACCGCAACAACCGTGCGTTTAGCTTTAGGATTCTTGATCTTGTGGACCTCATCCATAATAACCATGTCCCAGGTCCTAGACTGTAATGGTTTGGCGTGCTTAGTGAGCACGTCATAGTTGATAATAACCACGTCAGGATTAGACGGTATTTGCTCACCACCACCGTTTACCACGTCGATTGTGCGCTCAGATACGAGCCATTTGACCATTTCGTTCTTCCAATTCAGCTTCAAAGAAGCCGGACAAACGACCAGGACCGTCTTTGGATTAGTCACATTAATTGTGCCAATTGCCTGGATTGTTTTACCCAGGCCCATTTCGTCACCAATCAAAGTGCTTTTGCGGCCAGCAGCGTAAGCAATACCGGCTTTTTGATAAGGAAGATACTCAAGACCGGCGGGTACAGGTATTTGCATATCTGAGTTTGTGGCCACTGAATCTTCGATCGCAGCATTGTCGTCGACCATGTGTGTAACTAGCCAGGCGTCGTCAATCTTGCTGACTGTATAACCAGCTTTTTTGATGGCTGCCTTTTTGACTTTCCATAACGCCCAAAATTCAGGCGTAGGCTTGGCGGTTTTAAGCAGCCGGCCGTCCGACTGCTTTTCACCTTTTGACCAATCTAAGTTCAAATCCACTCGCGTCTCCTTATCTGCTTAGTGCGTCGTACATTTCTTGAGTCTCAAACCTGTCGTGAACCTTCATAAGTTCTGGCACCGCGTACTCTTTGATGCCTTTTGCTTTGGCAAGCTTTTCTCTAACCATGCTAGGGATCTCAGCGTAGACACCGTTGGCCATAGGACCAATCATGCCTTCTGGCTGGTCAACAGGCTCTAGGTGGTAACCAAATTGATCTCTCCACACAAACCTGTAAAGCGGTGCCTCTGGCGCTACTTCTTGTGTGAAGTAACCATCAGGGATCTCAACCTCTAAAGTAATTTCTTTTTTACCCGCAAGAAGTCCCTTGCTACCAAACTTGCTGGTTCTTAAATATGCTCTGTTAAATGCCATTTTTTTCTCCGTTTAATTAACTTACCTTTATATTAGAACATATCGTGTCGTTATGTGCAAGTTTTTATACAAATATATGTTAATTAATTTAGGCATAAAAAAAGGGACCCGAAGGTCCCTTTCTATAACAGTTAACGCTGCTACTCGTTATGCACCTTGTGAACCGTAGATTCCTCTCCAGTCACTAAAGCCGAAGCTGTAACGCTCACGAGCTTTGTAACGAATGTTACCAGTCGTGAAGTCAGGCTCCATAGATGTCTCCATCGGGCTTCTTTGGAACATCTTGAGGCCTTCGCCCTGGGATGTTACAGAAGTCAGAAGGAAGAAAGCATCTGGATCAGTTAGATAATGATTAACTGTGTAACCGCCAGAAAGAACACCAGTGTTCTTAATTGCGTTTAAGTCATTATCAGCAGATCCTGTTCTGCCCTGTGAGTTTAAGATCCTGTCAGCAACAAAAACCAGCTGTGGTGGTACCACAAGCTTGTCTGCCTGGACAGAAATCGTCAATCCACGGTCATCTGTAAAAGTAGCAATATCAATCAAAGCATCTTCTAATGATGTCTCATTCAAGTCAGCCATTGATGTAGCTCTGTTAGCAGCTGTGCCACCGCCCGCTAGGACGTGCGCAGTGTTAATAAGAGATACGCCATCGCCACCTGTATGATCGGAAGAGAATGCGTTGTTGAGTACGTCAGCACCTTTGACTTCTTTGGTGTTAGCCATCGATTTCGCTAATGCTTTTGTATACCTTTTACCTAAAGAGTCGTAAAGATTATCCTCTACAGCCTCTTCTGTTAAAGCAAATGCAAGCGCAACAGTGTCGTGCGTGTATCTGCTAGTGTAACTTTCAGTAGCCTGGTCGAAATCAACCGAACCACCTTCAGTTTTTGTAGGAGCGCCGCCGAAGCCTGTAATTAAAACTTCTTCCTCAAAGGCTCTTTGTGAGTCTTCTTGGGCAAAGATCTCAGCGTATTCGTTTGTATACTCATCGTATGACAAACCAAACAAACTGTTTAGACCTGGTTCTAGCTCCTTCGCTAATTGTGCTCTTGAAATAGCCATTTAGTTACTCCTTATGCTAGACCCGCAGCTTTCGCACCAAACACATGATTCTGAATAACAGCATACACGTTAGTATTGGACGATCCTACGTCTTGGTTATTGGGATCCTGAGAAATATCAATTACTTTCAGGGGTAAAGTTGCGGTTGTTGCACCTGTAGATACATCAACCTCATCTCCGGAAATACCAGTTTTGGTAGAGCCAGAGTTAGTTTTGATAACATCGAAGTTACCTAGTAAATCCGCTACAGGGAAAGCTTCATCTGCCTGGATCTCAAAAACGACCATAGGGTCATCAATGATATGGGCAATAATATCTGAAGCATTCGTAGAAGCCGGATAGTAGTTACTAAATACCTGTTCGCCTGTTGTTGGGTCTGTATACTCGCAGCCGTTAAAAACTCCAACCAATGGTACAGTACCACCAACAGCGTGTATTTCTACACCACCGCCAGTTACTTGCATTACCAAGTCGCCTTGGAAAATACTCGTGCCATAGTTTGCAGCAATTCTATAACGTGACTGTCCGCCGTTATACGGAGCACCACCAATCATTTTCACAGGTTTTAGTCCAAAAGAAGCGTCTTTATTCGCCATTTTTAGTCTCCTAAATGATTATGTACATTTCTGTACGGTTATTTTTTGCCGAAAGATACTCTTGAATCCCTTTGGGGATCATACTTAACATATCGACCGTCACGTCTAGTTTCGTTAAACATAGTGTTGTCTAACGCATCTACAGCGTCTTTACTTTTACCTTGGTAATAGTCACGTCGCTCTTCAACGGTTTCGTTAGGTATTTTTGCAAGAAGTAATCCTTCATTATAAACAATACCAGCGTGTCGGCTATGTTCGTCCGCTGTTGGTAGGTCCCAATCACTAGGAAGATCTGTACCTCTTACGAGTTCCCAACCTTCTCTTATACGTCTACTGACGTTTGCGCGATCTTCTTGTCCCAACATTGACTCCCTGATCCAGCGGTATGTATACCCTGGAGGAGCCGGCGGCGTTTCCAACCTTCTAACTGGTCGCCATGGTTTTCTACGAGTTTGTTTATCGTGTGCCTCGGATTCACGAGAATTTCTATTTGCGTTCACTTTTTTTTCTTCTGTCATTACATTGCCTCCCTAGATGCTATGCGTTGCTTTTCAGCTGCAACCTTTTTTAACCAAGCTTCTTCGCTCATGTTATGAGGTTTTAGCCCTCTAAGGCGCTCTACTTCTGACTTAGAAAACGTCACGCCGTTCTTTTTGCCTTGTGTTTTTTGACGACCACTACCTACAGTGGCAGAAGCAACTCTTTGCACAGAGGGTTTGGCTTCTACTTGCGCGTCCTTACTTTCAACATTTGCGCTTTGCAAATGTGGGTAAACTTTATAAATTCTGTTGTTTAGCTCTTCGTAATACTCATCTGAGTCTGGCTCATGGCCCTCATTGATAAGATTATAGTGCTGGAAGTATGCGTATTGAGTAGCTTCTAAGTTACCCTGGTCCTCCGCATCTCCATACCATTTGTTATTTTCATACCAGGACAAAGCTTCATTAGTAGGTTCAACAATAGGCTGGGCCTGTTGCTGTACTGGCTGACTTTGTACTTGTTGTTGATATTGAGCTAATTGTTGATCTTGTCTATTTTTTGCAAGCCTATGCTTTTCTTTTTGGATACTCAAATCACTTTTTAGAGTATCTGCCTTGCTCATCAAGTCAGCATCGCCAGACTGTACAGCTTTTTTGTACAGATCGTCGGCTTGTTGCTCTTTTGCAGCAATCGCTTCTTCTTCTTTTTGTAGAACCGTGCCGGCTTGTATTTGGGAATGGTTTCTTAGGGCCTGGATCTCGGCCTCGCGCTGTTGAGCTATTTGCTCAGCCATTTGCGCTCTTTCTTCAGCTGCGCGTGTTTTAGCGTTCAGCTTGTTAATTCTTTTAGAAACCGACTTAGTGTAGTTCTCAAGCTCGTCCTCTTGGTTGGCTTGATTTTCTACAACAGCATCGTCTTCGACGCTAATTTCGATTTCTTGTTCTTCAGCTTGGTTTGCATTTTCTATCATAATTACACGCTCAGTATATCATCTGGATTCAAGATTGTGGCGATAACCTCGTCATCATTAATTATTCGGACCTCTGCGCCATCGTCCAGCTTAAATCTGGCTCCAGAGTAACGGCCGATAAGAACCCATTGTTTCTCTTCGCACCATTTCTTTTCGCCATATTTTTCTTTATCTCCGTAACATAAAGGACCTTGTTTAACGACATAAGCAACCACTGTAGCCAGGGCTTCTTTGTCTATAGTCTTTTGTGTCAGTAAAATTCCGCCGTCTGAGGTTTTTTTACCACCGTAAGGTAGCACAAGCATCCGCCAGCCTGTTGGCTGGGGCATTCGATCCAGAGCAGATTGTTCTAGAATTGAGGGATCCAATACTCTGTCTTCTTGGTCCACATAAGCGTCTAAAACTGTCTCTGATTTTGCCATACTATTTTTCCTTGTTAAGTTCCTTTAGTTCACCTTCAATATAGTATAACGCATTTAGCTCGCCTTGCAAAAATTTATAATGTTCTATACTTTCTAGTGCTCCGGACATAAGTGTTTCAGAGATCTGTTTTTCACGTTCTCTGATTAACTTCTTAACAATTTCAAAATAACTAAGGTCTTCCATAGTAATTAGTTTCTAACTTTAAACTTCAAGCCTTTAGTCGCAGCTCCCTTGCCTTTCATATCGACAATAGAGGTAACGCCTTTGTTTTTGCCAATCGCATTAGGATTGGGTTTGTCAAAAGACTTGTTGTTTGGCACTTTTTTAATAGCCATAACTTCTCCTATTTTTTGTTTTTTGAACCCTTTGGTCTGCCTCTCGACTTACCTTTAGCCGCGGGTTTCTTTACGGCTGCTTTTTTCTTTGGTGCTGGTTTTGGTTTTTTAACAACCGGCTTTTCTACAACCGGTTCTTCAATAACTTCTTCCACTGCCGGCTCTTCAACCGGTGCTTCTTCAACTACTGCATCTTGACCAGACTCAATTCTAGCCATTTTTTTGGCTATCCTTTCCATGTTTGCTGCGTGTGATTTTGCCTCTTCTGCCTCTTTAGCTTCTCTTGCTTCAATCTCTGCTTCACGGTCCAGTTTTTTTTGCGCTCTTAACGCTGCAATTTCATCCACCCTATTACTATTCATATTATCGCTCCTGGACCTAGCTTCTCATTTTCTGTTCCAATTCAAGCAGCTTTAGGTCCGCTTGCTGCTTCAATCGCTGAATTGACACATCCAGTTTATCATCTGCAACATCTTTTTGTACATTTATGCGCTGACGCTGGATTTCGTTTTCTAACAATTTCTCTTGGCCACGCTGTCCTTGTTTCATTTCAAACTGCACTTGTTCCTGGTCTAATTGTTTGTCTTTTAGATCAAGCTCTTGCTGACGTATAGCAACCAGTGGATCTTCAGATCCGCCCTGGCCAATAGATTGTAAGAATTCTTGTGTGAGCTGAGCCAGTATAGGCGCAGCAAATTGATCTTGTATCATCTGTATTTCTGTAGCAGCCATTTGTGCCTGGTCTGGCGGTAGCTGTTGCATTTGTTCTTGTACTGCCTGGATACGCTCTTGTACCTCTGGCGGTATCTGTTGTTGCGCAATTTGCGCAGCCATAAACTGTAAATGCTGCATACAGTGACTAATAATAATAGATTGAATTTGTGGGTTTTCTTTTACCACCTGGGTCAAAAATAAACTTCTGTGCGCCTCAATATGTGATTGATGGTTTTGTGATTCAAAGGCTTGTTGCGGCTGACCCATCATCAAACCACTGTTTTCCAAACCTGAGTCGATAGGTTTGGGTGTCGTGTCTGGTGGTGGCTGTATCAGGCTTTCGACGTTATCTACGCCTAAAGCAGCGTACATTCTTCTGTACGCTTCAAACATACCGGTTGGTCCGTGTATGTCTGGGTTGCTTTGAACCATTTGTA